AATGTAGGGGTACTGGTGCAACTCAGAATAGTTCAAGTCATACATACATCTACATAGCGTTTGCTGAACATCCATTTATTGGGGACGGAACGAACCCTATGACTGCGAGGTGACATGCCTCTAATACGCATACCATTTAAAGGTGGTTTTAACAAACAAATAACAAAGAGTGAGGCATCTAATCAATGGACAGATGGTGATTTTGTTCGTTTTCGTTATGGCGAACCTGAAAAAATTGGTGGCTGGCAACAAGCAGTATCAACAACTTTACCAGGTGTGGCAAGAGCAACACACATTTGGACAGACAAAGATGGAACAGAGTATATTGCAATTGGTACAAGTAAAGGTTTGTTTTTATTTTATGGTGGTGGCATATATGATATTAGTCCACTTGAAACTGCTATCACAGGTCTGACATTTACTTCTACAAATGGATCAGCAACAGTAACAGTTAATAAAACCTCCCACAACTTAACAGCAGGTGAATATGTTGTATTTTCATCTGTTACAATGCCTGGAAGTGGTACAGGATTTACAGCTGCTAACTTTACAGATAACCCTTTTCAAATTATTACAGTAGCTACAAACAGTTTCACAATAACTATGCCCTCTAATGAATCAGGTGCTGGAATTACTGCAGCCGGTTCAGGAACAGTGCAATCTTATTTTCCTGTTGGTTCAGCTACACAGACACTTGGTTTTGGTTGGGGTACAGGTACATGGAGTGGGTCTAATGGTTGGGGATCTGCTACAGCCGCTTCTGCCACAAGTCTTGAGCCAGCGAATTGGTCATTAGATAATTATGGAACAATATTAATAGCTACGATTAAAAATGGTGGCACATTTGAATGGAATCCAACAAGTGGTGTAACCACGAGAGCCACTGCTGTTACTACAAATCCCACAGCTAGTGTTATGACAATCGTATCTGATACAGACAGACATTTAATTCATTTAGGAACAGAAACAACTATTGGTTCTATTAATACTCAAGATAAAATGTTTATACGTTTTTCAGATCAGGAAGATAGAACAGATTATGTACCTGTTTCAACTAATACAGCCGGAACATTTCAATTAGATAGTGGGTCAAAAATAGTTAGTGGTGCAAGAGGTAAAGATTATATTTTTGTTGTTACAGATACCTCTGCTTATATTATGCAGTTTGTAGGCCCTCCCTTTACTTTCTCAATTAGACAAGTGGGTTCAAACTGTGGAGCTATGTCACAACATTCCTTAGTACATGTTGATGGTATTATGTATTGGATGGGTAAGTCTGGTGGTTTTTATGCTTACGATGGTGGTTCAGTAAAAAAACTAACCTGTTCTGTTGAGGATTTTGTATTTACAACTCAAACCTCAGATGACTTAGGTTTTAATTTTGGTCAAAGTGAACAAGTGTTTGCAGGCTATAATACTTTATTTACTGAAATAAATTGGTTTTATTGTAAAGACGGTTCTACAACTATAGACAGATGTGTTACTTTAAATTATAGAGAAGGTTTATGGACAACAAGTTCTTTAGCTAGAACTGCTTACAGTGATAAATATGTATTAGATAATCCATATGCAACAGAGTATAGTTCAACAGGTTTACCATCTGTGTCTATAAATGGTATCACAAATGAGTTTGGAGCAGCAACTTTGTATAGACATGAAACAGGTAACAATCAACTTGACACAGTTGGGAACAAAACGTCAATAAATGCTTTCATTGAATCAGGTGATTTTGAAATGCCTATGGAAGGTAGTGCAGGTGAGTTCTTTGTAAAGATAAGAAGATTTATACCTGACTTTGGTAAGCTTGACGGAAATGCCCGTGTTACAATAAATCTGAAAGATTTCCCATCAGAAACAGAAGCGTCTTCACCTCTTGGGCCATTTACTGTCACATCAACAACAAAAAAGGTTGACACACGAGCACGAGGTAGATTAGCATCATTAAAAATAGAAAATACATCAACTGATGAGTCTTGGCGATTTGGTGCATTCAGAGCTGATGTCCAACCTGATGGAAGAAGATAATGGCAAAAATAAATATACTTGTTCCTGAACTTAATGAAGATTATGTGGTACAGAACCAAAGACAAATAACTTATGGTATTGAAACATTAGTAAATCAATTAAACTTTTCTTATCAAAATGATTTAAAAAATGAACAAGATGCCTTTAACTTCTTTATGAGCTAATGACAATACAATATAAAAATCAAGGCTTTTCACTAACAACTACAGGCACAACAAGTGTACTGACAGCGCCAGCAAATGGTCGTTGTTTAGTAAAACAAATACAAGCGCACAATGGTTCAACAGGTGCGGTAAATTTAGTAACACAAGTTACAGACACAAGTGCATCAGCGACATTTAGAATTGATAATGCTTCTATTGCCGCAAATACAACACGACAAATTATATCACAGACACTTGTATTAGAAGAAGGTGATATTATAAAAATGACAGCAGGTACTGGCAATGAAATACAAGGAATTATTTCTTATGCCTTATTAGATCGCTCACAAGAAAATGGATAATTTTATTTGCAATTATTAAAAAATATTGGTATTTAAGACTATGGACGTAATACATTGTAAATCAGAAGTTATCATCAAAAATAAAAAAACTGGTAAAGTTTATAAAGATGAAGATGAAGCAAAGAAAGACATCCAAGACAGCTCCACTGATACAGACGAGAGCGACATACAGCGGGACGTTAACATTATCGTCCCTGAGTTACCAATGGATGGAGAAACAAATTGACACCATTAGGTGGAACTGAACTTCAACATAACTTTTTAAGTAAATATGTTGATAATGATCTACTTAGTAACTTTTCAATTTGTACCTCAGTTCCTGAAAAAATACCTTTAGATGAAAACAAGTTAAATATACTGTGGCAAAAGAATGCCCCTAACCAACCTAATATAGCGCCTTGGTTTAAAGATAAATCCAATCACATTAAATATGATTGGTATGTATTTAATTCAAGTTGGAACTATGAAAAGTATAGAGATCTTTACGACATACCTACTGATAGATGTCATGTAATAAAAAATGGTGTGACTAATTTTCCAAATAGAATTCCATATAAACAAGGGGACAGATTAAGATTATTATTTCATCCTACACCTTGGCGTGGTTTAAATGTTTTGTTGGCAACAATGCAATTATTAGAAAATGAAAACATTGAATTAGATGTATATAGTAGTTGTGAGATTTATGGTAAAGAGTTTCAACAAGATAACGATGATAGTTATGTTGATTTGTATGACCAGGCTCGCAACCTTAAAAATGTAAATTATCTTGGTTATAGGCCTAATGAATTTATTTTAAGTAAATTACCTCATTACCATATGTTTGCTTATCCCAGTATCTGGGAAGAAACATCGTGTATATCTTTACTTGAGTCAATGGCCGCAGGTCTGTATTGTATTGTCACTAACTATGGTGCTTTATATGAAACAGGAGCCGAGTTCCCTGTTTATGTCAACTATGAAACTAATTTAGTAAACTTGGCTCACCAGTTTGCAGAAGGTATTAAGATATGTCGGGACACGCTCCACGAACCAGTGATCCAACAGCATTTAGATTTACAACAAAATTATATTAAACGTTTTTATTCTTGGGATAAAAAAGCTTTAGAATGGTCAACTTTTTTGCAGGGTGTTCTGGATGCAAAACAATAAACCTATTTGGTTAAAAAAAGAACAACCCATAAGTCTGTTTGTTGCTACTCCTGTTCACAGTGATGTATCAATGCATTATGCACAAACAATGCTTGAACTACAAAAAGAATGTATGAAGAGAAACATCAGAGTTATGTTTCAAATGATGAAGTCCTCACTTATTACACAAGGTAGAAATTTATGTGTTAGTTATTTTTTAAATACAGATTTTACACATATGTTATTCGTAGATTCTGATATTGCTTTTGATCCTGTATCTGTATTACGATTATTAGAATTTGATAAAGATATTATTTCAGTACCTTATCCTATGAAAACTGCACAATGGGATGTGCTTATGGAAAAGATACAAAAAGGATATATTACTGATCCTAATAAATGTGAGCATCACATTCTTAAATATCCATTGTTGATTAAAGATGATAATACAAATATAAAAATAGAAAAAGGTTTGATTGAAGCGACACATTGTCCTACTGGTTGTATGTTAATTAAACGAGATGTATTTAGTAAATTAATTCAAGAGTACCCAGATAGACAGATAATCCAAAAAACTACTATTGATGGTAAGCATATGGATAGGCCTCATTTTTATAATTTTTTTGACACTTATTATGATCCTGAAACAAAAAAGTATTTAGGAGAGGACTTTGCTTTTTGTAGATTATGGTCATTAATTGGTGGCAAAATGTATTGTTACATAATGTCTTATATAACTCACGTTGGTGAATATCAATATACAGGTCGTTTATATGATGAGATGCATGGAGAGGGAGTTGAAACTCCCACCAAATCAGAGTAAACTAGACACTAGTAATTACTAAAGGAGA